CCATCCTCGAAGTCATGAACGACGAACCGAAAGTCGAGTCGAGCGGGGTCGAGGTCCAGACCACGCGCGCGCCCGCCAAGGAGCCATCGAAGGCCCGACAGATCCTGGACGCCGCCAAGGCCCGGCAGGACATGAAGCGCCAGTCGCGCTGGGTGAAGAAGGGCCAGGGAGTCTACGGGCAATGAGGAACCGCTCTCACCAGACCTCGAAGCTCCTGTCGGTGCAGGACGCGAACTACGGCCCCCACGACTGCGGCGGCCCGCTCGACGGGTGGAGCCTCTCATTCGAAGACCTCACACTTTTCGCGGCGAGACACCGGGCGATCCAAGCGGGCGAGCACCAGCAGGCCAACGCGCCGATGCGCAAGCTGCTCCTCGGCGGCAAGTGACGACGCGCCCCTCGAACCCGAACATCGGGAGCATCGTCCTCTACGGGTTCTTCCGGGACGGCGTGGTGCACGAGCGGCCGGCGATCGTCGTGAAGGTGAACAGGTCGGTCGACGACGTGAACCTGCAGGTCTTCACGGACGGCGGGAACGACGACGCGCTGCTGATGTCGTCCGAGCAAAGCACCAGAAGCGACTCGTCGAGCAAGACGACCCGGTGCGTGGTGTGGCGCAACCGCGTCCCTCCCGCCGACCACGTCGACGTGCCGCAGGCCAACCGCTGGCGCTGGGTGCCTCGGTGAACCCCGAGCAAGTCGCCGGGCTGCTGCTCTCGCTGTTCGTGCTCCCGGCGCTCGCGTACCTCACGTGGCGCGCGTGGAGAGGTCGATCGAGGCTGAAGGTCTACTCGCTCGTGTACGTGCGCGTGAACGGCGTCGAGCTGAGTGAGGAGACGAGCATCGCGTTCAAGGATCGCGAGACGCTCCCGGCTCCCCCGGAGACGCACGACTGGCTGGGGCCGGTGGACGAATGAAGAAGGCTCGAAAACCAGTTTTCAAGGACTCGCCGAATGCGCGAAAGCCCTCGAAACGTGTACCGGCCAAAAAGCACGGCAAGAGAGCGCAAGCTGCTCGCCTCTCAGCGCGCCCTTCAGGCGTCGATGTCGGTCGTGTGGATGAAGGTGGCGACGTTCCTCGCTACTCCTTTCGAGGCCTGAGCATGAACGTGGTTCACGTGACGACGGGCTCGACGCTCGGCTCTGTCACGAGCGACGGCGTCGCGGTGAGCGCGAAGCTCCTGCCGCGCTGCCCGGACGGCGTGAGAGACCCGGTCGGCACGATGCTCGCTGCGAAGTGCCTCGTGTCGAAGCTCCTGCGGGCCGCGAACGATGTCGCGCTGGGCGAGCTGCTCTTGAACTCGCAGGCCTTCGACTCGAAAGAGAACGAGGTCGTGCTCATGATCCCCCGTGGTCGCACCTCCTCCACATTCCTCCAGAAGTATATCTGAGCGATGAGCGCCAAGTCCCAGCAGCGACGACTCGCCCGCAAGTACCCGCGCAAGCCCAAGGACCTCACCGGGGGCCTCGACTGGTCTGGTGGCGCCAACCAAGACCCAATCAAGGCGCTGCACGACGCCGTCGAGAACTTGTTCCTCCCGATCTCGACTCGCATCACCTCTCGCTAGAGTCCGCTTCACCGAATGCCTCGCAAACCGATCGATCTCGTACCCGACCAGAAACCCTCTAGGCAGGCCCCCGACAAGGGCAAGGGCAGAACCAACGCGCAGCGCAGGGTCGAGCGCATCGCGAAGCAGCGCGAGTGCGCGCGCCTGAAGTTCGAGCTGAAGCTCTCGAACGCCGAGATTGGCGAGCGCGTTGGCTCCACCGCGAAGTGGGTCGAGAAGCTGCTCAGAAAAGAGTTCAGTCTCCCGTCGCAGGACACCGAGATGCTGAGGGGCATCGAGCGCAAGAAGCTCGACTCGCGCGAGATGCGCGCGAACCAGATGTACTTGTCGAACATCGAGCGGCGTCAGCTCCTCGACGAGAAGGGCAATCCCCAGCTCGACCCCTCGACGGGCAAGCCGGTGGTCGTGCAGTACGTGCCGCCGAACGTGCTCGCCGCGTACGGGGCGGAGATGGACCGCATCGCGGCGAGGCGCGCCCGGTTCGACGCGACCGAGACGCCGGTTCGGATCGTGATGGAGCAGGAGTTCGACTCGCGCTTCGCGGCGCTGCAGACGCGCATCTCTCCCGAAGCTCTGGAGGCCGTGGTCGATGTCTTCTCCGGCAACTACGATAGCGCGTCGGTGGAAAGCCAAGCTCGCCCGGGAGCGGGGAGTTCGAGCACGCACTGAGGCCGAGGCCAAGCTCTCGGAGGAGGAGCGCGAGAAGAACAAGCGCGACGCGCAGAACAAGACGCTGCTTCAGCGCTGGGCGGCGGACCCCTCGCTCTATGCTCTGAACCGCTTCGGGGTCACGCTCACGCGCGAGCAGGTCTCGATCCTCCTCTCCGTCGGTTTCGGGTCGAAGGACCTCACGGCGGTGAAGGCCGGGCAAAAGACCGGTAAAACGGAATGTGGCGCGATCTGCGTCTACTGGTTAGCCGAGTGCCACGGCTACGTGCGCGCCTCGCTGATGTCGTCGACGGGGCAGAACCTGTCCGAGATCTTGTGGAGCGCGCTGCGCAGGCTCTGGGTGCTCTCGCAGAAGGCCGAGCACCCGCTCACGTGCGACGCGCCGCCGCTCGACCCGCAGACGGGCTTCCTCGTCGAGGGCTGCCGCGTCGTCGGGCTCGTGGCGGCGAAGGTCGAGACCATCGGCGGGTACTCGGGCGCCAAGCAGTTCTTCCTCGTCGACGAGGGATCGAGCGAAGCCTTCGACATGATGTGGCCGGCCATCGAGGGCAATCGCTCCGGGGGAGGCAAGGTGCTGCTGCTGGGGAACCCACTGCGCACGGCCGGTGAGTTCTACGCCATCTGGCGCAACCCCGCGCACCGGCAGATGTGGAACGTCTTCACGCTCTCCGGGGTGGACGCCTCGAAGTACGGCATCCCCGGCATGGCGGACCCGGAGGTCGTCAAGCAGCGACTCGCGGTCTGGGGGGCCGAGCATCCCCTCTACAAGCAGCGCGTGCTCGGCATCTTCCCGGACGGCGGGGCGAACGCGATCGTCTCGCTCTCGGCGTGGGACGCGGCCACGCAGCGCTTCGAGAAGCTCACGGTCGGGCAGTCGGAGAAGTTCGCGACGCAGCCCCTGGAGTTCGGGGTAGACGTGGCCTGGCAGGGCGACGATGACTCGGTGGTCTTTCCCCGGCGCGGCGATCTGTTCCTCGACCCTGTCGTGGTGCACGGGCAGGACCCGGTGCAGATCGGCGTGAAGGTCGTCGAGATCGCCGACACGCTGGCCAAGCCCGGCGAGGTCGTGAAGATCAAGATCGACACGGTCGGCATCGGTGGCGGAACGTACGGCTACGTGAAGAAGGTGGCGGACGAGCGCGAGAAGGATCGCAAGGCGGGCCGCTCGCTCGTGTGGCTGTCGCCCGTCGCGGTGAACGTCGGCGAGCGGCCGACGAGCAAGCCGTCGAGCGAGAGCCCGGGCTTCGTGAAGCTGCGCGACCAGCTCGCGTTCGGGGCCTCCGAGGCCCTGAGGGAGTGGGCCATCGTTCGGCCGAACATGAAGCTCGAAGAGGAGCTACTGGCGGCGACGTACTCGTACGACGCACAGGGGCGGCAGAAGGCCGAGGGCAAGGACGAGGTGAAGAAGCGCCTGAAGCGCTCCCCGGACCTCGCCGACGCCTTCGCGCTCGCCGTGTACCAGGGGCCGCCCGCGGTGCCGTACTCGAACGTCGTCGTGAACAAGCCCGCCCCGCCCTGGGGCTCGTCCTCCGGTAGCGGCGGGGACTGGGGCTCTTCGCCGATCGGCATTTAGACTCGACCTCGAAAACCAGTTTTCAAGCCCGCCCGCGAGCCCCCTAGATGAGAGCCAAGCACGTCGCCCAGGCCGTGCAGGCGGACATTCGCGAGCAACAGATCGTCGCGCTGCGCACGCTCTTCGAGAGCCCCGAGTTCGCGTCGTTCCTCGCCGCGAACAAGTCCCCCTTCGACGCCACCACGTCGGCGACGCCGTCGCAGGCCCCGCGCGGCAAACGCGCCAAGTCCACGGTGGGCTCCGGGGAGTCGGTCGAGCAGAACCCTCAGATCAAGACGGCCCCGCGCCAGCACTTCCCGATCACGGTCGGCGACCAGAACACGTCGTCTGCTGTTGCTCCTCCGCCGCTGGCGGACCGCTACCCGACGGTCATCGGGGCGCAGCTCCAGTTCAACTACGTCGCGACGGTCGCGCGCCTCTGCACGACCGGCTACCGGCAGCAGGCGGTAGACCTCTGGCGCGAGCTGCTAGAGCAGGACCCGCACCTCGCGTCGGTCCTGCAGAAGCGCATCCTCTCGGTCGCGAACGGGGAGCTTCAGATTCTCCCGGCCGACCTCGAAGAGGACGACCCCGAGTACAAGCTCGCAGTCAGGGCGTGCGAGATGGTCAAGCGCGAGTTCGCGCGCATCCCGAACCTCACGGGCGCTCTCTGCTCGCTCCTCTGGGCCATCTACTACGCCTGCACGGCGGCCGAGATCATCTGGAGCCGCGATGCGGACGGCTGGCACGTCGACCGGCTGGAGTTCGTGCACACGCGCCGGCTCGCGTGGCCGGACATGCAGTCCTGGGACGCCTACGTCTGGGACCAGGGCCAGGTCTACGGCTGGAACTCCCCCTGGGGTTCTACCCCGACCAACTCGGGCGTCTTCGGTCTGCGCCTAGCTGACTGGCCGGGCAAGTTCATCTTCTTCGCGCCGCAGCTGTTCGGGGACTACCCGACGCGCGACGGTCTGGCGCGCCAGGTCGCGATGTGGGCGGCGTTCAAGAAGGCCGGGGTGCGCGGCGCCATCGACTACCTGGAGCGCTTCGCCAAGGGGTTCGTCGACATCACGTTCACGACCACCGCGACGGGCGAGCCGCGCGGCGCGACGGACGAGGACATCGCGTTCGCGCAGCAGCTGGCGAATGTGCTTGGGCCGGGCAACGGCCGGACGGCGACGCACCCGGACAGCATCAAGATCGAGCCGCAGGCGTTCGACAAGGGCGGCGCGGGCTCGAAGCTCACGTGGAGTGAGTGGACGGCGATCTGCAACTCCGAGATGTCGAAGATCGTGCTCGGGGGAACCCTGGGTACGGACGTCGGCAAGGGCGGCGGCAACCGCGCGCTCGGGGAAGTGCAGGAGCGCGGCGAGGTCGACCTCGAACAGTTCGACGCCACCGTTCTTGCCGAGACGCTCAAGCGCGACCTGGTGACGTGGCTGGTGCGCCTGAACATGCCCGAGGCCCTGCATGTCGTGCCGCGCGTGCTCATCGACATCGAGGCCGAGCCCGACGCCGCCTCGGTCTGCGCGAACATCGCCATCCTGGTGGACCGCGGTGCGCCGCTCGACGCCGAGGACGCCGCGATGAAGGCGGGCTTCAAGCTCGTGCCGAACGAGGAGAAGGACGCGAAGGGCAAGCCCAAGGCGCGCCGGCTCTTCAAGTCGGACTTCATCGACCCGTCGCTCGTCGACCCGTCGCTCAAGTCGCAGGAGGCGAAGGACGCCGAGCAGGCCGACAAAGACAACGCCCAGGCCCTGGAGCTGGAGAAGGCCAAAGCGCCGAAGGTTCTCCCCCCGGGCGCGCAAGGCGCGTCTCAGGGCGGCCAGGGCGCCGCGAACACGAACGGCAAGCAGGCCGCGAAGCCGAAGTCGCCCAAGAAGATGGCCAAGGCGAACAAGAAGATGGCCGACGACGCCATCGCGTTCCTGCTCTCCTCGAAGCGCGGCGACAAGAAGATGGCGCGCGAGGTCTACGAGGAGCTGCTCGGCGACTACCCGGCCAAGTACCTCGACTGGGTGCTGGCCGGGCACTGGGAGGGACCGAAGCTGATCCCGCTCGACGCGATCGACTTCGCGGAGCGCGACGAGTGGCGCGCCTCGCACGAGGACCTCTCGGAGTACGTCGAGCGCCTGCAGAAGGCCCTCGCGGGCGACGGCGAGCGCAAGCCCGTCGTGATGGTCAAGACGCCCAGTAACAGCAAGCTGATCATCGTCGACGGCCACCACCGCACCCTCGCGTGCGAGAAGGCCGACGAGCCGGTGCTGGCCTACGTCGCCGAGGTGCACACCAACAAGGGGCCGTGGTTGACACTGCACGGCGCCCAGAAGCAGGGCAGCTCGGAGGCGTCTTACCGCGAGCCCTCCAGGCTCTCGAACGCGGCGGAGTAGAACAATGAAGCACCGAGTCCTCACCGTCGCGTTCCTCGCGCTCGTCGCTCTCTCGCCGGCGCTCGCATGCTCGCGGCCCAGGCCGCCGCAGGAGCCGCCGCACGTCGAGGTGACGGCTAGCCAGCCTTCCCCGGCGCAAAGCGCGCCACAGCCGAACGTCGGGCCGGTCCTGCCCTCCTCTGCGGCCACCGGCGCCCCGGACGAGCCTCCCGCCGTGCGCCACGACGGGCGCGGCTAGCCCGGGCTCGAAAACCAGTTTTCAAACCCTCCCTCACTTCTCGAAGGACACCCAAGCCATGTTCAAGACGTTCCGATTCGGCGCCACAGTCGCGCTCCTCGTCTCCGCGGTCGCCGTCTGCGGCGTGGTGGCCTGCCAGGGCTCGGACCCGTCCCCCGCGGCGCAGGCGACGACGCCCCCGGCGAACGCCAAGCACCACAAGATGGGCATGGACATCAACAACGCGAGCGAGGTCGGCACGGTCGTCGCGCAGCTCGCGGTGGCCGAGACGGTGCGGGCCTCGGACCTCACGCTCCAGATCGACGCCTCTACGGGAGTCTACCTCGCCTCGGGCGACACGGCCTTCGCGGTCGTCGGCCCGGGCACGCAGACCATCCCGATCGCGAACTGCGTGTTCACGCCGAACGCGGCGCTCACCGCGTCGAACACCAACTACGGCACCGTCTCGATCTATAAGCGCCCCGGGCAGTACTCGGACGCCGGATCGGGCACGCTCATCGCCTCGGTCGCCACCGCCATCCCGCCCGCCGCCGACGCGGGCGTGACCAATGCCTCGGGCAACTGGCTCGCCTTCGGCTCGGTGAACATCCCGCCCACCGCCGGCGCCTACGTGAGCCCCGGTGACGTCATCTCGTACTCGACGACCAAGACCGGCACGGGCGTCGCGCTCCCGCAGGGCACGATCTCCTGCTACACGAACGTCAACTGAGCCACGTGCCTACCGAGACCGTGCAGATGGACCTCTCGGTGGGGTCCGTGCACACGACGTCCGCGTCGCCCGCCATCGTGCAGGACTACGCGAGCGCGAAGGGCCGAGAGGACTTGGTCCACGCCGCGCTCTGCTTGGTCGTCGATCGCAGGGGGCGCGTGCTCGCGGTCTCGCGCCCGGTCTCGGAGGGCGGCGAGATGTCGATCCCGGGCGGCCACGTCGAGCCGAACGAGACCCCGATGCAGGCCGCCGTGCGCGAGCTGAAGGAGGAGACGGGCATCGAGGCGAAGGACCTCGCCCTCGTCTCGGAGCTGAAGAGCCCCGACGGGCGCCCGGTGCACGTCTTTCGCGCCGGCAGCTTCTCGGGCAAGGCGTCTGCGCTCGAACCCGACACCAAGGTGGGCTGGCTCCGACCCCTCGCGCTGATGAGGCAGGCCAAGCGCTTCGGCGACTCGCTCAAGACGCTGAGTGATGCCGGGGCGATGTCGGCCACCTTCGCGCCGAGCAAGCCCGGCGCGCCGTCTCCCGAGAAGGCGGCGAAGAAGGCGCCGGCCGGCCACGGCAAAGGAACGATTCACGTACGGGCTGACCTCGCGCCCGGAGGAGCCCTGCACGTGCGGCACAACATGAACGAGAAGATATCCTACTCGGCCGACGGCGCTCAGAGCGTCACCGTGCTGCGCTCGGGCGAGTTCGCCCTGCGCGACGTGCGCCAGATCGTCGTCGACGCGAACGAGGTCGACCCGGCCAGCGTGGGCGTGAAGCTGAAGGGCAAGCCGTGCTGGAAGGACGGCACGCCGAAGAAACTCGTCTGGGTGCAGCTCGCCGAGGTGGGCGCCTGGAAGGGCCACCCGTCCGGCGAGTTCGAGATGACGCCCGTGACGTTCGCGCAGATCAAGGCGAACTTCGAGCGCCGGGGCATCCCGATCCAGTACGACATGGAGCACGCCTCCGAGCAGGACGCGACCGAGGGCTCGATTCCGGTCACGGGCGCGCCGGCTCAGGGCTGGGTGCACCGCATTGACAACCGCGGCATCGGGGGGCTCTGGGGGCTCACCGAGTGGCGCGACTACGCACGCGAGGGGATCCTCGACGGCGCTTTCGCCTTCCTGAGTCCTGCGATCCGGTTCGACTCGAAGGACACCATCACCGGCGTGAAGGTCGGCGCGCGCCTCACCAGCGTCGCGATCACGAACCAGCCGTTTCTCTCCGGGCTCGACGGCCTGCGCGCCGCTAAGGACACGGCGGCTCTCACGAGCGAGAGCGCCTTCGACCTCTCGATGGCGCACCACCCGAACGAGTACATGCCCGCGATCCGCGCCTGCCTCGGCATGCACGAGATGGCGGGGGCCGCCGAGTGCAAGGACCGCCTCAACGTCCTGCGCGGGCACTACCAGGCGGACCGCGACGGCGACAAGGACGGCTTCAACGAGGGAGTCGACATCAAGCGGCACCTGCTGCCGCTCCGGGACTTCCTCGGCGACTCGTCGATCGGCATGACCTGGGACGACGTGCTCGACAAGATCGACGAGCACCTCGATGCCGCGGGTGACCCCTCCCTGATGAGCGACAAGACCCCGGCTGCCGTCGAGCAGTCCTCAACCCCCGCAACCGAACCGGAGACGAATACGATGGACCCGAAGCTTCTCAAGGACGCGCAGGACGAGGCGAAGACGCTCAAAGACAAGAGCGCGGCGCTCGGAGCTGACGTCAAGACGCTGACGGACAAGGGCATCGCGCTCGAAGCCGAGGTCGTGCAGTTGCGCGAGACGGTCGCGAAGGGCAGCGAGTCGGTCAAGAACGCCGAGACGGCGAACGCGGACCTGCTCGAAATCATCACCGCCGTCTCGACGGTCGCCCTGAAGGACGAGCTGCCGAAGGCGGTCGTCCTGCGCCTCGTCGCCGACAACGTGAAGTTGCTCGACGAGAAGATCAAGCGCAACGAGGCCGACCTCGTGCGCGACGTCGAAGAGACCATCGCCACGTACGCGGACAAGAAGGGGCTCTCGCTCAGCGACAAGCCCGCGCTGCTCGACTTCGCGCGCTCGTCGCGCGAGTCGTTCAACAAGATGTACCCGCCGATCCCGGCCGAGCAGCGCCACCTGCTGCGCACGATCGTGCCGGCCGAGAAGCGCCCCGAGGTCGAGAAGCCGATCCTCTCGGCGAGCGAGCTGACCGCCAAGCTCATGTCGGACCACGGCCAGTCCTACGCCGACGCCTGCTCGAACGCCTCGCTCATCCTCGTCGGCAAGATGACGATGCCCGCGAAGGCCTCGGCGTAAAGCCCGGGCGCTCGAAAACCAATTTTCAAACCCTCCCCGCTCGAACGCACTCGAAGGAACGAAGAAGATGCCGATCGCTGTCAAGGACCTCGACGGCAAGGTCGTCTTCTACATCGACGGGGAGGTCGCCAAGGACGCGAACGGCAAGCGCGTCGGCGAGTCCACCAGGGAAGCCGACGCGCGCTCCCTCAAGCTCGCGCGGCGCGCGGCCTTCGACCTCTCGGGCGGTCGGCCCACCGAGGGGCCGAAGAGGGACGAGCCCTACCTGATGGACCTCGCCCCGAGTGACGTCTCGACGGCGGCGACGCAGGCGTCGTTCGGCATCATGGACGGCGAGCGCGTCGCCGATGTCGTCTCGCCCGTGCGGCGCGTCTCTCACAACCAGGGCGTCTTCTACGGCGAGTCGGTGCTCGACGCCACGAACCTCGTGGTCGCCACGGGCACGCTCGACGGGGCGCCGCCCGTCGTCAATCCGTTCTTCAAGCCGACGACGTTCACGACGGTCGGCTACGCGCTCGCGGCGAAGATCCCGCGCGGTACGGTGGCGAACGCCGACTTCGACCTGAAGGCGCGCGCCACGCACTACCTGGTCGAAAAGCTCACGCTGATGCGCGAGTACCGCGTGGCGCAGCTGCTGATCACGGGCGCGAACTTCGCGGCCAACAACCGGCAGGCGGCGGTCGCGAAGTGGAACGGCGGCACGACGGCGAACCCGCTCACGGACATGTTCGGCGCGCTGGGGCTCTCGTACATGCCGGCGAACGTGCTGATCATGCCCGAGGTGGCCGCCCAGTACTTCTACCAGAACGCGAACAGCACCGCGATGCGCGACTACGTTCAGTCGGGCGGCGAGATGCCGAAGGTACTGTTCGCGCGCGCCAAGTACCTCGCGGCCGGCGCCCCCTCGTACGTGTGGGCCCCGGGCTGGACGGCCGGCAGCAACGCGAACGTCCCGCTCGTCCGGGCGCCGAAAGACATCGACGCCCTGCCGACGTCGGTGACGTTCCGCTGGGACGCGGCCGACTCCGCGGTGAAGGACGGCTACCGCTTCGAGGGCGTGCTGGTGCGCGAGTTCACCGAGCCGCAGGGCACGGGCTCTGACTGGATCGTGGTCGCGCACGACGACATCGAGGTGATGGTCTCGAACCAGATCGGCGCAATCATCACGGGCGCTCTCGCCTAGAGCGTCCGCTCGCGCTTCCGCAGCCTCGGCTCGAAAACCAGTTTTCAAGACTCCTCTCCCGAGGGGGCACCGCACCGGCGCCTCGCTCGAAAGCCCCCTCATTTCCGAACCTCGTTAGGAGACCACGCAGATGGCCGCGACCGATTATCAGGTGTCTCGTTTCCCGCTCGGCATCGCCGAGATGCCCGTCAAGAACACGAGCGGCACCGCGTTCGCGCTCGGCTCGCAGGGCCAGGGCCCGCTCGTCAAGATCGACACCGGCAACCTCATTAGCGGCACGCAGGCCGCGGTCGGTGTCGTCCTCACCGCCGCCGTCACCGACATCCCGCTCGGCGTGGTCATCGAGGACATCCCCGCGGGCGGCTACGGTCGCGTGCAGGTTCTCGGCTGCGCGTGGTGCATCGCGCAGGCGGCTATCACGGCGGGCGTCCTCGTCGGCCCGGGCGGAACGACCTCCGGCGACGTCATCGCCTACACGGCCGGCGACCCGTACATCGGCCAGGCGCTCACCGCGGCGGCGACGGCCGGCGACCCGATCCTCGTGCACCTGATGCCGCGCGGCGCGACCTGAACCCTCTGCGGGGAGGAGGATCGATCCTCCTCCCCGCCGTTCTTTCTCAACCCCCCTCGATTCGGACGTCTCTCGCGCAGGCCTTTGCCGGCGCTGCGGTTCTCTCGTTTCCCCCTCAACTGGAAAAGGATTCAATCAAATGGCCGGCACTGGACTGACTCTCCTTCGCGACGTTCCCCGCCCGCGCACCGACGGCGGCTACGGGCTCATCTCGACGCAGGAGTTCGTGAACCTCTCGGACGGCAAGGTCTACGGCGACGCCGAGGGCCTGAAGTTCGTCCGCCAGATGTACGAGACCGACGTGGTCGAGGGCGAGAACGGAAAGCCCGTCCGCAACGAGGACGGCACGCTCATCCACCGCGCTCAGCTCTCGGACGGCGCGGCGTTTCACTACTCGCAGCAGCGCGCGAACTCGACCGGGCGCAAAGAGAACGTGAACGGCCGCTTGGTCCAGATGGACCTCGCCCCGAGCGACGTGCACACCAACGCGACGCTGCCGAACTACGCGGCCGGCTACCGCATCGCCGACGGCATGGCGGACGTCGCCAGCCCGGTGATGCTCGTCCCCAAGCAGGCGGACGTCTACTACACCTGGAACCAGAACACGGACTTCCAGCGCAAGCTCCCGACGGGGGGCGCGCCGGGCGCCGCGGGCGGGGAGATCAACCCGTCGCTCTCTTCGAGCACCTACACGACGACCCAGTACGTGCTCGGGGGCTTCATGCCCACCGAGGTGGTGGCGAACGCGGACACGCCGCTGCGGCCCTTCGTCAAGCTCACGCAGGTCGTGATCGACGCCCTGCGCCTGGAGCGCGAGTACCGCGTGATGAACCTGCTGCAGACCAGCGGCAACTGGAACAGCGGCAACGTCATCGCGCTCGCCGCAGGCTCGCAGTGGGACGGCGGCGCGAACGCCGACCCGGTCAAGAACCTGCACAACGCGATCGAGAACTCGTACCTCCCGGTCACCGGCATCCTCTGGAGCGAGCTGGTCGAGCACGACTTCCTCCGCAACCCGCAGGTCCAGAAGTACTTCACCTACAAGGACTCGGTCGACGGACTGCCCGACCCGGGCAAGATCTCCTCGACGCTCCGCCTCCCGCCCATCTACACGGCGATGATGAAGTACGTGACGGGCGGCGCCCTCACGTACGTGTGGGGCAACAACGTCGTGCTCCTGCACAACA